GCTCCCCTCCCCGCTCGCGCGGTGTCGCGAAGCACCCGAACAAGGGCGTTGTCGTTGGACCGGAGCATCCGCTCGAAGCTCCGGGCGTCGACCGCGTGGATCGTGATGTTCGTCCCGCCGCCGCCGAGCGCCTCGTGGGGGACGATGCTCCCGGAGTTGCCGGGGACGAAGAGCTCCGGGCCCCGCTCGCCCACCAGGTAGGGCGTGTAGCTGCTCACCGGGCCGCCGTCGGCCCGCGCGCCCACGCCACCGATGAGGCTGAAGATGGAAGCCGCAACCGCGGCACCGGCACCGATGGCCATGGCCCAACCCACGATCGGGATCTCCGCGGCAGAGGCCTCGGCGGCCGCGATGGCGAGGGCGATGAACTTCAGCGTGAGGGCGACGACATTGCCGATCTGGCCGACAATCGCCCCGCCCACTCCGCCCAATGCTGCACCAATCGAGCCAAACGCGTCACCAATCGAGCCGCCAATCTGCGCGAGGTTCTTTCCGGTGTCGCCGGCCTTCTTCATCGCCTCCTCGAAGGACTGGATCCGCACCAGGTCGTCCTGGGAGCCGAGCATGTTCGTGGGGTCCACCAGGTCGGTCGCGAAGCCGTCCCCCTTGTGGCCTTTCCCCACGTCGTCCATCAACTTCTTCTGCTCCTTCGCCGGCGCCATCTCCTGCCACGTCTTCTCGTCGTAGAAGAGATCCGGGAAGGCGCCCTTGTCCCAGCCCTTCGTGAACGAGTCGTTGATGACCTGGTCGGCCTTCGCCAGCTCCTGGACGATGCGGAGCCGCTCCTTCTCGGCCTCGGTGGCGGCCTTCTGGAGCTCCGCCTGGTGCTCCTTCTCGGCGGTGACCTTCTTCTCGCCGGCGTAGGTCTCTGCGGCCTGGCCGATCATCTCCCGGCGCTTCGCCACGAGCTCGTCGAGCTTCTTCTGGGAGTCCGACCGCTGCCACGGGAACATCAAGGAGTCCATCGACTCCTTGGCCTTCTTGATCTCCGCGTCGACGGTCTTCAGCGAGGCCGACAGGTCGAAGCGGATCCCGGCGCCCTCCCCGCCCATCGCCACCGCCAGGGCGCGCCCCATCGCCTCGGCCTTCTTCTTCCAGTCCTCCAGGACCTTCCCGACGGTCTTGTCCGCCTGCTCGAAAGCGACCTTCGACGAGTGACCGATCTGCTCCATGCCGAGCGCCACGAGCTTGATCGACTCCAGCGCCATGCCGAAGCCGATGCCACCGGCGAGCCCTTCGATCCCCACGCCGATGAGCCCCTGAAGCGCCTTCTTCGCGCCCTCCGCCGCCGGGATCATTTCCACGATCTCGCTGGCGTAGAACTTTGCCATCCGGCCTTGCTGGCGCTGCTCCTGCGCGAAGCCCTTCAGCTGCTTCTCGAGCTTCTCCGTCGCGGAGGCGACCGCGGTGGTGCTCCCGGCCCACCCCTGGAACGACCCCTTCGTCTGCGAGTCGAGCTGCCCGGCCGCCTTCACCACCGAGCCGAACTTCGCCTGCACGTCGCCGATGTCGGCGGAGATGACGATCTTTACGTCTTCGGCTGCCATCACGCACCCGCCTGGAAGAGAGGCACGCCGGCCGCCATCGCGCGCTCGAGCTCCTGGTACGTCATGCCGATGTCCGGACGGGCGGAGGGATCGGCCTCATGATCCGGCGGCCGGTACTTCAGGTAGCCGGCGACGAGCTCGTGCACCGGCGGAGACTCCCGCCAGTACCGGTAGAGCCTCGCGATGTCCGCCCACTCCATCATCCAGGCCCTTCCTGGCTCTATTCCGAGGGTGGTGCAGATGCGCCCGAGGACCCGATCGGTGTCGATGTCGGAACTTCCCCCGGGCTCTGTGCGTTTGGGCCGTCACCCTTGGCGCCCACGAAGCCGCTCGCCTCCAGGATGTCGGGGACCAGGTCGACGATCACCGGCCCCTCCGTCGCTCCGAGCTTGGTGAGCAGCTCGTCGGCGGTGATCTGCCCTCCGGCGCGCCGTATGGCCGTCGCGGTGAGCTCTGCCGCGACATCCAGGCGCTCCCATCCCTCGAGGAGGTGGAAGCGCCTGAGCTTCGCCATGGCGCCCTTCTGCCCCAGGTCGCGAACGTCCACGAGCTGGAGCGATGCGATCTGGTACTCCGTCCCCCCTACCGTGACCTTCATCACGCCCCCCTTCGGTTAGATGGCCGTGAACTCGGCGACCATTCCCGACGAGTCGGCGAAGACGGATAGGTCGAGGTCGTTCGTGGCGAAGTCGGTGTTCTGGAAGCCGAGCTTCAGGCCGGGGATGAGCACCGCCGGGAAGTACCAGGCGATCTTGCGAATCGTGCCGTCGGCCTGGGTCGTGGCCTGGAACCCGCGCATGGAGAAGTAGCTCGAGAGCCCGATGGCCTGGTTCTGCGCGGTCCAGGTCTCGCCCGCCGTCTGGCTGAAGACGTAGGTGATGTCGACCTGGGCGGTCGCGTCGCCGGACCCGAGGGTGTAGGCGCCGGCCGTATTCTTGTACTCGCCGGTGGCAGCGAGCGTGCCGGAGTTGAACTTCAGGTCCTGGCCGTTCGCGGCGTACTTCACCCCGAGGTCGGCGATGAAGGCCCAGCCCGCCGGCGAGCCTTCGTCCGCCGTCGCGATGGTGATCGCGGAGGCGGCGGCGGTCTTGCGCAGGGTCGAGATGACCTTGCTCCCGCTGGTCCTCGTCGCGCCCATCACGGCGCCGACGAGCGCGGAGGAGAGCTGGGCGAACTTCGCCGTGACCTTGTACTTCCGGCCAACCTCGGCCGTGAGGATCGCTACCTTCTTGTCCCCGATGAGCTCCTTGATGTCGCTCTGGAAGTCGAACGTCACGCCCTGGAGCACGCCCGCCTGGTAGGCGTTGTTGGCCGTGTCCCTCAGTGCCAGGAGCCCGCTTCCGATGAACTGACTCTGCATCACCATTCTCCTTGCGGGGTCCCCCGCGGCATCTACGGATTGTGTGGCACCGATCGACTGACGGTTGCAGTGGTGTGGTAACGAACGTCGTAGGCCAGCCTGATCGCCCCCACCGGACGGGCCGTGCTCTCGTCGACGGAGATATCGGTCCCGGAGAGGAAGGAGGACACCGCGATCCCCCCGAGGGTCTGATCCGCGGCCATCGCCTTCTCGATCTGCAGGGCGAGCTCGTCGAGGGCGTCGTCCACTAGCTCGTTGAGGCGGACCACGGCGTGGATGGCGAGCACGACGTGTCGCACGAGTTCGCCCTCGGTGTGCTGGCGGTCGGACGACTCCTCGAGCGAGTAGACGGCGATCCCGGGGAGCTCGACGCTCCTCCAGGGTACCTCGCGCGAGGGGAAGACGCTCTCCCCCGCGGCTGTGTTCGACCGCTTGAGCAGGTCGACCACCGCCTGGCGGAGGACCTGGCGAGGATGGAGGGCCATCAGACCGCCTCGCTCAGGAGGAGGAGCACGCCGCCCTGGCCATCCTTGACCACGTCACGGGCCGAGTACGTCACCCCGCCGACGGTGACCTGGGGATAGCCCTTGGGCTCTCCCTCGGGGTCGGCAGGAAGGTCGACCAGGCGGAGGAAGACCCGAGGGCCGGAGGAGATGACCTCCTGGCCCTGTACGGTCGCGTTCGCGTCCGCGTTGTCGAAGACCCCCCGCACGTCGACCGTCCCCCCCGTCGTCGCGGACGCATAACGAACGGTGCCGCCCAGTACGGCCAGGGCGGCACTGTCCGCCGCCGCGAGCAGCGACGGGAAGTCCACGGTGCCTTAGGCGCCGGCCGGGACGCCGACCCCGTTCAGCCGGACGATCCCGGTGGTGAGGCCGGCCGTGCTGGCGACCGCCGCCACCGCGATGCCGGCTCGGTAGTTGGAGGTCGACGTGGTCGTGAAGTTCTTGTTCGTGTTGTCCCAGTAGACCAGCGCTCCCTCGGTCCAGGCCTGGGAGTCGGCCTTCGTGACGCTGTGGACGCCGGTGACGTAGGCGTCGAAGGCCACGGTCTGCGCCGCGGTGGTCTGGGCGATGACCACCAATCCGCCGATGAGGTACGCCGTGCCGGCGACCACGCCCCCGGTGGGGGCGGTGAGGGTGAGAACGTCTCCGGGAGCGATGTAGGTGCGAGCCATGGTCTTTCTCCTTGGGTCTGAGGGCTAGGCGCTTAGGCGCCCGCGCAGGTCGCGGCGCCGCGGTAGTCGATGACCGCCGTGCCGTAGTCGAGGATGACCTTCATCTGGAGGCCGTCGTACTCGAAGGAGTTGTCGGTCTCGATCCGCGGCGACTCCTGGCCGTCGATGAAGCCGACGACGAAGACCGGGGCCACCGAGGGGTCCGCCAGGAGGTAGTGCCTGGTGGCGCTCGAGGCCGAGAGCTGGCCCACGTCGATCACGTCGGCGAAGAGCCCGTTCACGATGTTCGGGATGTTCGTCGTCTTCGAGGGGTCGAACTGCGAGGC